AGCGGTGGTCGCACATCTGCTTATATGCTTTGGAAAGTATTAAAAGCACATAATGGAAAATTGCCAGCAGATGCAATTGTTTGTTTTGCTAATACTGGAAAAGAAGAAGAAGCCACATTGAAGTTTGTGCATGATTGTTCAGTTAATTGGAATGTGCCAATTATTTGGTTGGAATATCGTTTGTTAAATAATGAACATGATTTTGAAATTGTCAATTATGAAAATGCAAGTAGGAATGGTGAACCATTTGAAATGTTAATCAGAAAATTTAAAATGTTACCAAATCCAAGAAATAAATCTTGCACTGCACAATTGAAAATTAGAACAATTAAAAGATATATGAATAGCATTAATATATTTGAATGGGATGCTTTTGTTGGGATTAGAGCAGATGAACCTAATAGAGCAAAAAAATTAAAAGGTGATTCTTCTAAAGAAAATCCAATTGCGCCATTATTTTTAGATAAAAAAACAAAATATGATGTTTTTGATTTTTGGAATAATCAAAAATTTGATTTGGAATTAAAAAATATTAATGGCACGACCCCAATGGGAAATTGTGATTTGTGTTATTTAAAATCAGGTGACAAAATTAAATCAATAATTTTAGATAATCCAAAAAAAGCAATTTGGTGGGCAAAAATGGAAACATTAGAAACTGAATTAGGGGCATTACCATCAGGCGCATTATTTAGAATTGATAGACCATCTTATCAAAAAATGATTAATTTTGGTGCTGACCAAATGCCATTATTTGAAGATGAATCAATTGAATGTTTTTGTGGGGATTAACATGATTGATACCGAAAAAGCACAATTTAAAGCAATGATGAAAGCATTAACTCAACTTTTTAACAAACCAGATTTAGATATTGAGTTGTTAAGAATATGGTGGCACAAATTATCACGCTTTGATTTTCCAATTGTTAGCAAATCATTTGATATTTGGGTTGATAGCAATAAGCGTATGCCAACCCCTGCTGACATTCTTGAATTATGTAAAGCACAAGAAGCCAAAAAAATACCAGTATTACTTGGTCGTAAAATTAGCCAAGAAGAAAAGCAACGCAATCATGAAAAATTAGAAACTATCAAAAAACAATTAGGCTGGGATAAAAGGATAAGACATGAAGCATAAATTTAATTATGAATGGAATTTGGCAGATGCAAACTTCACTAAAGACAAAGGAAAAGTATTTAGTTGTTTTGCTTGTGGTGGTGGTTCAACAATGGGTTATAAATTAGCTGGATTTGATGTTCTTGGATGCAATGAAATTGACCCAAAAATGATGGCTGCCTATAAAAAAAATCACAATCCTAAATATTCTTTTTTAGAGCCAATACAAACTTTTAAATTGCGTGATGATTTGCCAGAAGAATTGTTTAATTTAGATATTCTTGATGGTTCACCACCTTGTTCAAGTTTTTCAATGGCTGGCAACCGGAATAATGATTGGGGAAAAGAAAAAAAATTTAGAGAAGGGCAAGCTGATCAGATTCTTGATACATTATTTTTTGACTTTATTGAATTGGCAAAAAAACTTCAACCTAAAGTTGTTGTTGCTGAAAATGTTAAAGGTTTGTTGTTAGGTGAAGCAAAACCTTATGTATTAAAAATATATGAAGAATTTGAAGCAGCCGGATATTATGTTAGACATTGGTTATTAAATGCTTCAGAAATGGGCGTGCCACAAAAGCGTGAAAGAGTATTCTTTTTGGCAATTAGAAAAGATATTGCAAATCCATTTTTAGAACAATTTGATATGTTTCATGTAGCCCCCAAAATTAATCTTGAATTTAATGAACCAAAAATACCATTTGGTGATTTTTATCAACCCAATATTGATGACAGACCAGCTAGTGAAGGAAAAATGTTTGAATATTGGAATTTAAGAAAAGATGGTGACAAATCATTTAGCGATGCTTTAATGCGTGAATTTAATAGGCAATCATGTTTTAACAATGTTTATTTGCATAAAGATGATGTATCAAGCACATATACTGCCAATGGTGATTCATTGTATTTATTTGATGAATATAGAAAGCCTAATAAGTTTGAAAGTTGTTGCATTGGAAGTTATCCACAAGACTATGACTTTGTTTCTTCACAATATCATTATTTGATTGGTATGAGTGTGCCACCTATTATGACTGCTCAAATTGCATCAAGAATTTATGACCAATGGTTAAGTAAGATATAAACATTGTTTATACAATATCATATATAATATTACACAAAGGAGTGGTTAAATATGACGGGCGATGAATTAAAGAAGTTACGCAATCAACTTGAATTAACGCAAACGCAATTGGCTTTGTTGGTTGATAGAACACGGGACTGTGTTGCTAAATGGGAAAGCGGCAAGCATCCTATTCCTCAAAAGATTAAACAGCGCATTTGGGATTTAAAGAATGGCTAAATGGGATAAATGGGGTTCATACGCCATTAAAACTAAAGGTTATTCAATCAGTAAGTCATACATACAGGGCGCATGGCTTTACACATTATGGAAATTGCCAAAAACAATGCTTGGAAACTATGGGAATGTAAATGATGCAAAAAAAGCGCATTTGGAAATTATCGGAAGCCAATCGGCAGAATCTAATGACATTGATAATGGATTTAGATTGCCAAAAGAATTGGCAAGTGATTATTCAAGAAGCAAAGGATAAAGACCAGCGCACACTTGACCAAAACAGGCGTTATTGGGATTTAATGCGGCATGGCGGCAATTACCTTGGTTATACAGCCGATGAATTGCACTTGTTGATGGGTTATAAGTTTTTAAGGCAACACAAGTATGTAGGCAATACGTTGGTGGAATACATACAAAGCACGACAGAATTAGACACAGCGCAAATGGCTGACTATCAAAACCAAATAGAATATTGGTTGGCACAACTGGGATGGAGTTGGGATGATTAAAAATCAAGATTTTGCGGACAAACCTGTAAGCTTTAATGGATTGCAGTTTGGTAACATATCCCCAACAGACATTGATGGATTTATTGAATACAAAGACAAGTGGTTTATTTTTATTGAAACAAAGTTTAATCGGGCAACAATGAAGCGTGGACAAGAATTAGCATTGGAAAGATTGTGTGATGCAATTCAATCTGATAAACAAAACGCCATTGTTTTTTTTACATCACATCAAAATGAGGGTGCTGGCGTTGAAATTGATATTGGATTATCAATGGTGGTCAAATATCGTTACAAAGGTGACTGGAAAAAGCCAAAAACCCCGCTTACTTTAAAAACTGCAATTGAGAGGTTAATACCAAATGACATTATTTGAACAAGTGCGGGACAAGTTTGAATTGTGGGCAACTGAACATGGCTTTAATTTAACCCGTCATCCCAACGATGATGATTTTTATTTTAATAAAGATGTATCAATGCTTTTTGTTTGTTTTGCTGATGGCTTTGCTTTAGGATGCAACACACAAATGGATAGGATTGAAACTGAATTTAATAAACTTGCGGAAATCCCGCCAGCGCAAATTGCATTGATTGAAAGACTTTTAGATGATGAATAGTTTATATTTTGTCTTGAATCTATACTAAAAGAGTAGTTTTGCTTGTAATTTTAAACCATTTATTCAACACAACATTAGTAACATATAAGTTACTAGAAAAGGAAAAAAATGCCATTTGATAAAATTAATGATTTAGAACAACAAATTCTCAAAGCAGAAATGTTAAATGATGATATTAAGTTGCTGGCTAATGATGCTGATTGGACTGTGATTGACCCAAAGTTTTTAAATCGTATGTTAAGCATTGCCACAGTTTATCAAATGCGAATTGAGGAATGCTATGAGTTGCTAGAAGAAATTTCAGAGCAATGTTATATAAAAATAAAACAAAATGAATCAAAAGTTGATATGAATGATGTTGTTGATAATGACGATTTGATTGATTTTTCAGCAATTATTAATAAGTAATGGCAACCAAAAGTGAAAAGCAAAGATTTGAAAAGCTGGTGGAATGGGGTTGCGTTGTATGTTTACGCCAAGGGTTTGGTTATAGCCAGCCTGAAATTCATCATGTTAGATTTAACGCATCAGCAGGGAAGAAAAGTAAAGACACGCTGGCTTTATGCCCTCATCATCACAGGCTTGGTGGTTATGGCGTTGCATATCATGCAGGAAAACGAGGCTTTGAGGAAAACTTTGGAACAGAACAAAGCCTGTTAGAGTTTACAAATCAATTATTGGGGGAAGTATGAAACAAAAATTTAATATAGTGGAAAGCAAAGAAACGCCATTATCCATTGGCGAATATTTTTTAAGTTTATTGCACAGCGCAACCAACACGCATTTGTTGCATTTACAATCACGCAGTTTTTCACAGCACATGGCATTAGGCACATACTATGAAGAAGTTGTGGAGTTGATTGATAGTTTAATAGAAGCGTATCAGGGCAAAAATCAAATCATTGTGCAATACCCAAATATTTATTATCCACCTGTGGATGATGCTTTAACCGAATTAATTAACAT